CATCAGCTTGGTGCCGTGCTGCTCCATCGCGGGGAACACCTTGCGCGGTACCAGCTCGTAAATCTTCGCGTCGTCCACAAGGGCGTGCTGGATCGCGCGCAGAGCTAGGCCCTCATTGCGGACGCTTTGGGTAAGCATCCAAATCGACCGCGTCGCGTTCCATACATTCCAAGGCACGGCCTTCTCCAATGATGGGGCCCGGGAGGGCCGCAGGGCTGGGGTTAAGCCCTCCCGGGGTTTGCGTCAGGCCGCCTCGGCGAGAACCCGCCAGTCGTCCTTCGGCAACTCGATGACTTGCGCGCCGACACGCTCAAGCTCGCTGGCGCGGTCGTAGCTCTCGACATCCGCCGACATGCGTGTGATCGCGTTCAGCATCCCGAAGCGCGACAGCTCGCCGCCCTCGATCAGATGACGTAACACGCTCTTGCCCTCGGTCTCGTTCAGGCCGAGCCTCTTGGCGGTGACGTCGACCACCTTCGGCACATCTCCGGTGATCTTGTCGGAGCGCGTCTCCTCGATCTTGTCGATCAGGGTATCGAACTTGACTCGATCGAACACACCGCGGACGACGTCGACCAGCTTGGAGTAGAGCGCCGCGCTGTCAAGCCGCTTGGAGCGGTCCGAGAGCATGGCATACAGTTCGCCCTCAGCGATGGTGTGCTTGCCGCCAAGGTGCGCCTGCTGCATCGAGCGCTCGCCAAAGAAGGCGAGGTTCGAGCAAAAGCCGTCGTAGTAGCCGCCGCGCACGCCCCACGCACCGTGACCGACCTCAGAGTTGGAGATGGTGATCGCCGGGGAGGCGACACGCACGATGGTGTGGCCGCCGTCGCCGAACCGGGCGCCGGCCTTGGCCAACTCACGGCACACCTTGGGATCGACCGCCTTGATGTACATGCGGCGATCGGTGATCTCGGCCGACATTACCTCCAGACCCAGTTCGCCGATGATCGGCAGCAGGGCGTTGGCAAGGTCCTCGTTCTCCATGTCGGTACGGTACTTGTCCGACAGGAAGGCCCTGGCGTTGCCATCCAACGTGCGAACCATGCGCGGAGCCGGGTATTTCCGGAACCACGTATTGACGTTGTTCGCCAGCAGGCCGGGCTCGGCCAGCATCTTGTCGTAGTAAACCTTCGGGATGCCGGTGTGGTCGCCGATCTGAGAGTGGGCGATCAAGTTGATGCCGACCACTTGGCTGCCAGCGACCGAAAGCGCGATGCCATCGGAGGAGGCTTCATCAGGGGTCAGCATCTGCAGGTGCTGGGTACCGACCACGAGGTCGCGCTTGTTATTGGCGCGGCGCTCGATCTCGGTCGCCAGTTCGATCAGAGTACGTCCGGTCTTCATGAGTGATGCTCCTTGAGCCCTATGGCTCGGTTGGTTGTCAGCCCCGGGTTATGGCAGGCCCGGGGGCTGATGTCAACTGTATGCTTACTATGCGGCCTCGGTCGCCGCCGTCCCGTTGTAGACCGAGAGGCGGGCGATCAGGGCAGCCCGCGCCTCGGGCGACAGCGGCTTTCGCTTGCGCGGCGCGGTGTACCGAACCTTGTGCGCCTTGAAGGACGCCTTCAGTTCGTCGTGGATGGCCCGGCCCATGAAGATCAGGACCAGCCGTAGGTAGACCGCGCAGAATTGCCAGCCGTGACCCGCGATATCGCTGCCCAGCTCGCGCCACACGATGCAGTGGGCGATCTCGTGGATCACGACATCGCTCCGGCGTGACCAGAGCGGCATTGTAATGCCACCATCCCAACCTCCGGCACACGACCGGCCGCGCCCGTCAAAGACCTTGGGGACGCCGCGGGCATGAGCCTTCGGCCAACTCGCCGCCACCCGCTTCGACGCCCACATTTTGCGGACGAAGGCCTGCATGTCATCGACTGCGGGCAGTGGCTTGGCGTGCTTTCTGAGCACGTCGTCGGCCGCGTAAAGACGGGCGCGTTGAGTGTCTCGTTCTCTCATTGTGATGCTCCTAACGATGTCAAATAGCCCGATGCGCACCATGCGCGTCGTGAGGATCAGTATAGCAAATCGACTTTCGTCAAATCGGCAATTTTGCCGCATTCACTGCGTGATCCGCTATGACGTCGCGTAAAAATCGACGTCGAATATTTCTCTTGCCTCGGGAATCGTAGTGGTAGAGGCGCTTTGGATCGCATGTCACACAGCCGCAAACATCGTTGGTTGACCTGCAACAATAGTTGATCAACTAGCTTTTTGGTGGCTGTCGACGATGCCCTGAAACTCAGCCAATTGGTCCGCCGAGAACATAAAAGTGCGGTGCTTCAGGTTGTGCGCAGCGACCATATCAGCCGGCACGCTGCAACCGGGCTTCCCTGGCTCCGGTCCCCACGATGCGCGCCAGTCGTTGGTGCCCGACCAGATCATCAAAACCTTCTCCCACTGCTCTCGGGTCGCGGTTTTATGCCAGTCGGCCTTGACGACGTTGGAGCCGGCAGCACTGCCAGCCGGTGCCGACACGGTTTCCCACACCCGCTCGCTCATGAAAAACTGGAAGTGCTTGATCTTGTCCGAGGTGCGACCCTCGCGCTTCATCGTGGCGGCGAACACCGGGATCGCAGCGCGCACGCGCTCCCGATTCTCCTCGTTCAGCATACGCCAATGGTCAAACGCCTTCTTTTTTGAAGTATGGCTAGTTCGAGGTGCACCGAGCCCAGCAGCAAGTTTCCAAACTTCTTCGAAGTCCTCGCTGTATGGCCCGTCCTGCTGATTGGCAGGACGAAGATTCTTCTGTGGTTTTGTATCTGTGGTTTGAAGGGTGGCACCAGATGCCACCCCGGGTGGCACGTCGTGCGACGGGGGGGTGGCACCAGATGCCACCCCATCTACCACGATCGGACGGCTTTCAAGATCGATGTAAACTGTCGGATTGTTCTCGCTGCCATTGGCTCGGAACTCCCTAATTCTAGTCACGACGCCCCAATCCACCAGTTTTTTTAGATTGTTCTGCACTGCTCGCTTTGAAAGCCCGGTAACGCGAGCAATATCATCGTGGGACGGCCATGCTTTGTCGTTGGCATCAGCATAATTGCAAATCGCGACCAAAACGAATTTTGCCGTGGGGTCATCCATTTGGACCTTACGGAAGGCCCAACCTACAGCTTCTCCACTCATTGGTTTCCTGCTCCTAGGTCACGCACAGCGTTGTTAGAAATGTCGCAAAAAAGTTCGATGCTGCAGGTGGGTCCCATCCGCTGCTTCGCGATGATGGCGAACAGCTTGTTGTGGGCGTCACGGACCTTGTTCTGCCACTCCAAATGCTCGGGAGTGCCCTCGGTGGGCTCGGCGCCGAGCAGGTAGTAGGAGGGCCGGTAGAGGAACACGACCATGTCGGCATCCTGCTCGATCGAGCCCGAATCTCGCAGATCGGCCAGCATCGGCCGCTTGTCCTCGCGGCTCTCGACCTGACGAGAAAGCTGGGACAGCAGCACCACGACGCAGTCCAGCTCCTTGGCGAGCGCCTTGGCGGCTCCGGTGATCTCGGTGATCTCGTTATTGCGGTTGCCTTGATAGCGAACGGTGGGCTTCACGAGCCCGAGGTGGTCGATCGCCACGAGATCGAGCCGCCCGTGCTTGCGCTTGTAGCGGCGCGCGCGGGTGGCGATCTGGGACATGGTAAGCCCCGGCTGCTCCTCGACGTCGATCGGCAGTTCGCTGTTTGCTTCAGCGGCCTCCCGCACGTAGTCGAACAGCTTCTCGTGGAAATTCCCGGTGCGCAGCGAGGTGTACGGCAGCCGCGTGATCGGAGTGTCGAAAATGGTGTCGCTGATCATGCGCTCACCGAGTTCCTCCGCCGACATCTCCTTGGAGAAGAACAGCGACCGGTAGCCCTTGCGGGCGGCCTGACGCATCCAATTCAGGATCACCGCGGATTTTCCCATGCCGGGGCGGCCGGCCAAGACAACGAGGTTCCCCGGAGCGAGTCCGCCGGTTTTCGAATCGATATCCCTGAGCCCGGTGGGGACCCCAACGATCCGACCGTCGTTCTGGTAAGCCATCGCCACCTTCTCGACCGACCGGGCCATCACTTCGGCCATGGAGGCCGCTGGGAGGCCTCCTGATGCGCCCGACGTCACGATGGTGTCCAAGGCCTCGATTGCCTCGGCGGCGAGCTGGCCGGCGTCCGTAGCCGCGTCAGGGGCCATCTGCTGGGCGATCTCGGCGATCCGGCGCCGGTCGGACATCTCCCGGACGTGCTTTGCGTACTCGAAGGCGATCTGCGGCGGGACCGCCTCGACCACCAGCCGGGCGAGGTATGCCTTAGTTGTGATATCGAGGTTGTCGACCCGGTCTGGCAGAAAGGATGGAACGGTCCGGATGCTCGCGACCTTCCCCATCGCGGTGAGTGTCGTGGTCACCTCGAAGATAGTCCGGTGGAAAGGATCGAAAAAGTGCTGCGGTTCCAGCACCATAGATACTTTCACGAGAACGTCATTGTTGAGGAGAACTGCGCCAAGCACGCTCTGCTCGGCCTCGATCGCTACGGGGACCCATGCTTGCTGCTGATGGATGGTCATAGAGCCCTTTCCGGAAACGGATCAGGGCTGTTGACTGGCAGGGATCGAGGCCCTATTTTGCGCCAGTAGACGACCCCAATCGAGCACACGATTGGTTTTTCAAAGGCCTCGGAGTTGTCGCTCTGGGGCCTTTTACTTTTTCTGCCGATCTCGACGCTGAGTCAATGGCTACCAGTAGCGGTCCTATTTCCAGTTGATCCTATGGATAGTGGCCGGGCCGGAATGATCCGCGTCAAATACGAACCACGCATAGGCCACGTTACTCGACGCCTTCGGTCCATCCCATCCATCGCGGTGCATCATGGGCAATCTCGACCGGAACACCAGCACCCGCGCGAGGTGGCCTTTGTCGAGACACCATAGCCGCGCGCGGCCCAGCTCGGTGATCTCGTTGCCAGCCTCCAAGAATGCCAACGGGAGGAGCGCCACAACGTAGGGGCAAAGCTGGAGCGCATGCCGAACATGCAGCGCAGCCCACGCGAACGGCGGGTTCATGACGATGCCGTCGACACCAGCCGAGCACCGCGTCGCCTTGAGAAAGTTTCCGGTGGCCGCCTGATGCGGATAGCCGCGATCGACGATGTCAGTGCAGTAGACGGCGTGGCCAGCGTCGAGCAGTACCTCGACGATTGCTCCTTTCCCGCAACTCGGTTCCCAAAGTCCATGCGGTAGTTTCTCATGCGTCAGCAGCGCTCTGGTGGCGTCCGGTGCGGTCTCGTAAAGCTGGAGCCCGCGATCCTCGGCGCTATGTCTCGACCTTACCCTCACGAGAGCACAAGATATTCCTGCGTCGGCTTGTCCGGTCGGGGGCAGGCCACCCAACCATCATTGCGCGCAAGGCAAAGATGGTCGACGGTGACGTCGCTGGTTTCCAGGAGGCAGTATTCGGAGTATTTCGAACAGACCACCGGGAGGTCCTGCGGAAATTTTTGCAACAGCTCGGTCAAATCCTTGACGGTCATTTTCCCTCCCATCTCCAAACATCGACCACCAGCCTCGGCCGGTCGCTGTAGGTCTTGATCGCTTGCATCGCAACGATCTGCGAATCATTACACCAGATGATTGGGACCTTGATCCGATCCCCCTTGTAGGCCGGCGGGTGATGGTTCAACCCATCGAGCATTTTGACGATGTTGTCCAAGTCGATGCCGCTGATCGGCATGATGTCGCCAGCGATCGCCGCGACCTTCTTCGCGCGGCTCCAGCGATCCGGGATCGGCATGAAGGCGCGGATCACGACCGACAGCGCGCAATCCAGCGCTGGCCGCCCAGCCATCGCACTGATCCCCGCCGCCTTCAGCATGTCCTCGTATTCCCGGGTCTTGCTGTCGGTGAAGATCGTAGCGAATGATCCTATCACACGCGTGCGGGGTCGCCCCTTTCCTCTCGGGGACCCCGCCAGCGTAATGCTTGCTACCAGTTCGGACACGTCAGTTCGGCTTGGCCTGCTGCTGCTTCTGGGCCTCGAACTCCGATCGCTTCATCGCGACCCCCGAGGCCGGCGCGTCGAACACGGCGGCATCCTTGGCCTGCTCAGCTTCGCGCTCGGCTTTCTTTGCCGCCTTGTCCGCCTCGTCCTTCTCGACTTCGGGGTGGAGCTTCTTGAAGCCCTTGGAGAGGATAGCCTGACCCTCATGCCAGCCCTCGGCAAACTTGCGGTACTGCTCTGTCTCCTGTGCGTAGTCACACTTCAGGGAGATGCCGAGCATGGCCTGCGACTTGCCCTCCTCGAATGCGCGGTCGACGGCGGGGACGCGGTCCGGCTGCTCGAACATGTCGAGTTGCGCACCAAGACCGAGACCAAGCCAGCGAGCGACGCGCAGGCTGCGCGCGATCGAGGCCTTCTTGACCTTCTCACCCTCGGCGCCCTGCATCTTGATGGCTTCATCGAAGTCCACCTTGAGCATGCCGTCTGCCTTGGCTTGCTTGTAGAGCGTGCGGATCGCATTGGTAGCGTCCGCGATTGCCTTCTTGGCGGCTGCGACTTTCGGCAGGTAGTCGAGGAACAGGGCGCGGTCCTGATCGTCGGTATTGCCCTTCTGGGGCGCCCCCTTCGCGGCGACCACCTTCGGCGTGGTGTCGGCCTTCGGCGTCTTCGGTGAGCGCTTCTCGGCCTTGTCGGCCTTCTCCTTGATGGTCTCGGAGGTCGGTTTCTTGCGAGGTGCCATGCTGGCTCCGTTGAGGGTTGAAGATAAGGAAATGCCCGGCGGGACGCATTACCAGTCCGCCGGGCACGCATTGACCGCCCCGCTCGGATACGGAGCGGCCGATTACGCAAACAATGAAGGCGAAATATACTCGCGGGGCAACCCGGTCAGCCGGGCCACCTCGGCGATATGATGCGGAGGAACCCTTTTCCACCGCGTTAGGCTTTGCCGCTTGACGCCCAGATGGTTGGCGATTTGCGATTTGGTGGTCTTGGTGAGGACAAGGGCGTACCCCTCCTCGTCGGTCTTCGGTTTCTTGCTCATGGAGCGGCACAGTAAGCCACGTGTTGACTTAATGCAAGCGGCCCGGTATAAGCCGAACACTGACACGAGCCATTGGGGCTCGATGGGAGCATCACATGGCCAAACAACGAATCCACAAATTCACCGTCACAGTGACCTTCAACAAGAAGGTCCTGCGCCGCGTCGCCCTGCGCGAGGTGCGCGACAACATCCACGGCGAGCATTATTGCACTGAACTGGATGATGGCGACCCCGAGACCTTCCGTATCCGCTCGGTCGTCAACGCACCGAAAGGTCGTGGCCAATGACCCGCACCAACACCACCAGCATCCTTCAGCGTCGGGATCACTATGCGGCCGACTATTCGTTGGTCGTCAGGCAGGAAAACCCCAAACCGGGCCGGGCCGGATTACTGGAGGACGCCACCACCCTGCAAATCCGTCGCGTTCAACACCCCGATGGGACCGAGGAGCTGCAGATAGAGATCAACATCGATCGCTTCCACGACAAACGCACGATCTCCTCGCACAGCTCCTTCATCGCCACCCCAGAGATCGCCGACGCAATCGGCAAGGCCTGTCTTGAGGTGCGGAAATGAACCGATTCTTCGAGGACAAATACGAGCGCAACGAGTGGCTGTTTTGCGTCGGCGTCTCGCTAGTCTGGGTTTTTGCTGCAGCCACGGCGCTGCTGTCATGAAAACCCCCCACTGCATCGGCGTGTGGAAGCCATCGCTACAGGCGGCGATCAAATTCGTGAGCGACAACCGCCTTGGCGACAACATCATTCAGTTTGCCCCCGATGACCTAGTCAAGGGCGGGCACTGGGCAATCCTTCGGGTAACTAGAGACGAATGCAATGCCATTGTCGCCTCGCCCAACACTACAAAGGTAATCTGACCATGCCCATCACCGAACCCATGAATCCGCGCGCGGTCCCCGGCTCCAATGAGGCCCCGGACTACGCCCAGCAGGTCACCGACCGGATCGCGGCCGAATACGCCGAGGTCACCACGACGCTTGACACTCTGCTCGCCGAAGCCCGCGAGATGCCGAAGGAGGTCAAATCCGACGCCGACGCGCTGATGCTGGGCGCCCTGATCAAGCGACTGCGCGATCTCGACAACCGCTGCGAGAGTATCCGCGGGCTGGAGGGCGAGCCATATCTGCGCGGCAAGAACGCCGTCGACAGCTTCTTCTTCACCATGCGCGACAAGATCGGCCGCCGGAACAAGAACGACCGCAAGTCCGCGGCCGGCGCCACCGACATCCTGCAGGCCCGAATCAACTCCTACCAGGAGCAGCGGCTGGCCGAAGAGACTGCCCGCCGCGAGGCCGAGGCGAGGGAGACCGCCAGAATAGCCCGTGAGGCCGCGGCTGCCGAGGCTGCCCGACTGGCTGCCGAGCGTGCGCGCCTCCCAGAGACCTCCGTAGCGAAGCAGGCGGTGGCCGACCAGCGGATGCAGGCCGCCACCATTGCCGGCGTCGAGGCCCAGACTGCTCTCGACCGTGCCGAGGACGCCCGGATCGCCACCTTGGCGAAGCCTGCCGATATGACCCGGCTCCGGGGCAACGATCAGTCCGGCGCTGGCGTCACCCTCACCACGGCGCAGGAACCCTATGCGCTGCTGACCGACCGCGCCTTGGTCGACATGAACATGCTGCGCCCGTTCTTCACGGACGCGGAGATCGAGAAGGCACTCCGTGGCTGGGCCAAGACGACCGGCCACCGGGTGAAGATGCCGGGGGCCGAGATCGGTCACCGCAACAAGGGGGTAACGCGATGACCCCCTCGCAAGAACGCAGATTTAACCCACGACACAGATTGGAGATTCCATATGCGAGTTTATGAAGTTCGGCTCCTCGTCAAAGCGGAGAGCATCACCACCGTCCTCGACGTCGTCAAGGACAGCGCGGACCTGATCAGCATGACCCAGGTGTCCGAACCGGAAGGAGCCAAGCGGAAGAGGGCGACGGCGAAGCGGCACCGGGCCAAGGGCCTCAAGGCCAGCGAAGTCATCCTCCAGCGCCTGAAGGCCGGGCCGGCCGCGATCTCCGGCCTTGAGAAGGAGATGCGTGATGGCGGGTTCTCCATCACCAGCGCCCGCGTCGCCGCCAATGATCTGATCCGCGGCGGCAAGGTCAAAAAGAGCGAGAACGGAATCTACGAGCTGGCATGATGGTTCGGCCGCGTCCCTATATCCCGCTCGCCATCCGCGTCGAGGTCGCTGAACGCGACGCCGACAAAGGTCTCTGGTGGCCGCTTTACCGCTCGGCCGTGGAGGCCGGCGGGATGTCTATGGGGCGGCGGCTCACAATCCTGCTGGGGCACCTGCCGAAGGGTTCCCAGATCGATCACGACCCCGCGTTGATCCTGCGCAAGTTCAGCGAGAAGACGGGGCTCTATACCCCAGATGCGAACGACCCGGCCCACCTGATATACCGGGCCCCCCGCGAGCATCTGCAGAAGACCATCGGCCGACGCGCCGACGCGGAGAAGACCGTTACAACCAAGGGAAGTGACATATGGCTCAAGAGCAAGTTCAGGCGGCTGGAGAACCCCAGCAAAAGGCCCCGCGCAAAAATCGCAAGCCGACCCTTTCCAAAGGGAAGGCCGTTTCCAAAGCGAAGGCACCCGGCCGTCAGGTAGCGATCCACCAGCCGCGGCCCGCGCCTGCGCCAGCCAATTTCCTCCAGATCGTCGCCATGGCGGCGAGCGACCCGCGCTGTGACACCGGCAAGATGCAGGCTCTGCTCGACATGCAGGAGCGCATCGAGGACCGTGACGCGCAGAAGGCGTGGACGATCGCCTTCAACGCCATGCAGGGCGAACTGCCGACCATCGACAAGGACGGCAAGATCGATCACGGCGACGGTGTCACAGCCAAGGGCAATGCGAGGCTAAAGACCCGGTTCTCGACATTCTCGAACCTGATGGAAGTGTGCAAGCCGATCATGCACCGGCATGGCTTCACCCTGTCCAGCCTGATCGAACCGGGCTCTGACGGCAAGATCAACGTCATCAGCATGCTGGATCATATCGCCGGCAAGTCCCGCCTCTCACGCTTTCCGATGGGCGCCGATGCCACCGGCGGCAAGAACAACCAGCAGGGCTGGGGCTCCTCTCAGCAATACGGCATGCGATACAATATGCTCGCGCTGTTGCAGATCGTCACCAAGGCACGCGAGGATGTCGACAATGACGGCTTCAAGGTCGACGATCCGATCACCCAGGTCCAACTGGTCGAGCTGATCGCGCTTGCCGACAAGGCCGGCGCCGACAAGGCCAAATTCTGCGTCGTCATGAATGTGGAGGCCTTTGCTGATATCCGCCAGAGCCGGTTCGAGGAGGCCAAGAAGCAACTTAACCGCAAATTGGCAGCGAAGCGAAAGCGGGATGACACGTTCCCTGGAGACCGATAATGCCGATCGAGATCATCGACTGCGAGCAGCGCTCCGAGGAATGGTTTAAGGTCCGCATGGGCATACCAACTGCATCCATGTTCGGAGTAATTCTCGCGCAGAGCGACGAGCGCAAGGGTCGCGCCTCCTACATGCGCAAGCTGGCCGGCGAGATCATCACCAAGATTCCAATGGAGAGCTACACCAACGACGACATGGAGCGCGGAAACCAGCAGGAACCGGAAATCTTGGCGCGCTATCAATTCGAGCAGGATACCGAGGTGCACCACGTTGGCTTCATCAAGAACGGCAACAAGGGATGCTCCCCGGACGGGCTGCTCGGCGATGACGGTATGGTTCAGATTAAGTCGGCCGCGCCGCACGTCATGATCGACATCCTGCTCGGGCGCGACTTCGGGCCGCCAAAGAAACACCTCACGCAATGCATGGGCGAGCTGTGGGTGGCTGAACGCCAGTGGACCGATCTGGTGGTCGGCTCGTCACCGGCGCTGCCGTTGGCTCGCTGGCGCATCCATCGCGATACCCGGTATATCAACGATATCGAGGTCGCAGTGCACCACTTCAACCGAGAATTGCGTGAAATGGTGAAGAAGATCGAGACTATGACATGAGCAGCCAGTCCCCACGCCTGTTCCGGTTCATGTGGCGCGACGGCGTGTTCGTGCCTGATGGTCGCACCGCGACGTTTTGTGACGACGAGTTCGGCGAGGGCGAGATCGTGACGTTTGAGCGCCACGAGGAGCGCTCGACCGCCAGCCACAACCACTACTTCGCCTGTATCGCCGAGGCGTGGAACAATCTGCCTGAGACCGACGAACGTTTCCCAACAGCGGAATCGCTGCGGAAGTGGGCACTTATTCGCTCCGGCTATTGCACCGAGAACACGATCGCCGCCGACAGCCCCGAGCAGGCTCGCACCATCGCCGCCTTCATGGGTAACCAAGAGGGCGTGATCATCGTGGTGCGCGACAATGTCGTGAAGCGCTACACCGCCAAATCACAGTCGATGAAGGCGATGAACAAGGCTGAGTTTGGCCGGTCCAAACAAGATGTTTTGGACACGATCTCCGAGTTGATTCAGGTCAAGAGAAAACGCCTTGAGGAATTTGCGGGGAAGTCGGCGTGATCTGCACCGTCGCCAATTGTAAGAACGAGACATGGGCGCGAGGCTGGTGCCGAAAGCACTATATGCGCTGGTGGTCTCACGGCTCGGCCGACATTGTCAAAAAACCAATGCCGCCGACCGGCGCTGTGGCCGCATATTTTGAATTTGCGGCCTCCTATGCAGGCAATGATTGCCTGATGTGGGCATATAGCGACAATGGGTCTGGCTACGGCCTGATGCAGGTAGATGGAGAACGGCGCCTAGTCCACCGCTGTATTTGCGAAAGGGTAAATGGACCGGCTCCATCCGAGAACCATCACGCAGCGCACGGCTGCGGCAACGGACATCTCGGCTGCATCACCCCAGGGCATCTGCGCTGGGCAACCGCCGAAGAAAACAGCTTCGACATGATCAAGCACGGGACCCGTATCCGGGGAGAGAATCATCCGAACGCGAAACTAGACGTCGGTCAAGTGGTTGATATTTTCGAAAGACCCGGACCACAGACGGAGATCGCCGCGGTTTTTGGCGTGAGCCAGACCTTGGTTGGCATGATTAAGCGCGGTAAACGCTGGGCGTGGCTCACTCATCCGAATGCAGGGAGCGACGCATGACGCGCTGGGAGTACAAATCGTACCTATTTGAGAGCGGAGACAAGCTGCTTGAGCGCCTCAACTCGATGGGCAACGAAGGCTGGGAAGCCTTCCACTTCATGCATCTGGATGCGGGCCAACTCCGCGTCTTTTTCAAGCGACAGCACCCACCGGAGAAGCCATCATGAACTACGCGATAGTCGATACCGAAGGCAGCGGTATTTTTGATTATAAGAAACCAGCCGATGCGCCCGGCCAGCCCCGCATGGCGGCCCTCGGCCTGATCCTGGTGAACGAGGTTTTGGAGATCGAGGCCGAGCACGGCTTCCTGATTCGCCCTGACGGCTGGACCTTCGACGACAACAGCGACGCCGCCAAGCTCAATGGCTTGACACACCGGCTGCTGATGGAGGAGGGCGTCGACGTCCGCGAGGCGCTGCGGCTCTATGGCGACGCGATCGACCATCGGCGCATCGTCGCTGGCTTCAACGTCCTGCACGACGTCAAGCAACTGCGCGCCGAACTGCGTCACGTCGGCTACCCGGACCGCTTCATGCAGACACGTACTATCTGCGCGATGCAAGGCTGTCGGCGCATCGTCGACGCCCGCACCGCAGACGGCAAGAAGAAGGCCCCGAAGTTGGAGGAGGCCGTCAAGTATTTCGGCATCGAGGTTCCCGGTGGCACCCACACCGCGTTGCCTGACGCGCACAAGGCACTTGCGATTCTGCGCAGGTTGCGTGATGCCGGCGAGTTCCCGTCCTATTACGACCCCTACGACAAGGGGCCAAAGAAGCAGCCGACACCTCGCGCATCCCAGCGACTTCAGGACGGGCGCCCCGATGCCGAGCAGGAGATACCCGGTTTCATCGACGTCGCGACCGGAGACCAGAAATAGGATGGCCTACGCTGAGTACACAAAGGTCCCGGTCGAGCAAACGAGAGCAGAGATCGAACGCACCCTGAAGCGGTACGGGGCCGACCGGTTCATGTACTTCGGCGAGGACCAGCGCGCGGTTATCGTCTTTGAAGCAAACCAGCGCCGGATCAGGTTCGATCTTCCCCTCCCCGGAGAGAAGATCGACAAAACCGGTCGCCTAACGCGCCAGCGCTGGCGAGCCCTCGGCCTATGCATCAAGGCCAAACTCGAAGCCGTCGACAGTAAGATCGAGACTTTTGAGGAGGCCTTCCTCGCTCACGTCGTCATGCCAGACGGCAAGACCGTTGCAGAGCACACCGCCGAACGTATTGAGCAGGCTTACAGCGGCGGGTCGATGGTCCCGCTCCTGTCCGCACCAGTGGGGCAGTGATGACCAAGACGCTCGAACGGCACGTATACGACTTCATCCCGCGCCCGGGCCGCTATGTCAGCGACATCCGGGTGCACTTCGCACTCACGGCCGATCTCGACCTCCTCCAGGAGGCGCTCGACGAACTCACCGTGCGCGGCTTCATCCGCCGCGCCGGCTGCCATCTGCGGCCGATGTACGTCCGCATGAAATCCCCCACGGTCTTCTATCAGACCACCACCCAGGAGAACCGCGATGGCCGACCGAGCATCCAGCCTGCGCATGGAGCCGAACCCGCTCCAGCAGGCGTTTGACAATTACCAGATACTGGAGCGGGAGCTGCAGATCACAAAAGCGCAAAATGCGGAGCTGCGCGCGGCCCACGCCGGCCTGATCGCCGAGAACGGGGTGCTCCGCGAGCACATGCAATCGGCCGAGAACGACCGGGTGCGGCTCCAAGCGGTGGCTTCGACCCTCCTCGGCCGCCTCCTCTCGATCAACGACGTGATCGGCGGCGCTGTGAAAGCCTCGATCCGTGAGGGCATCGACGCGTCAGCCTCCCACGAGCAGGCCCATGACCACGAGGGAGCCTCAGCCAGCCTCACCCATGGCGATGCAGCGGATGCCCGGGGCCAAGAGGCCTTGGTTCATGACCCCGCCCCAGCGCCTTCCCAGACGCCTACAGGGGCCATGCTGGCCGCCGTCGAGTTCCGGCGGTAGGCAAGGAGGATAGAAATGAGCGTTATCTGGAAGACCACTCTCTACAGTCTCGTCGATCAGCAAATTATGGTTCCTGAGGGTGCCGAGATGCTTTGCGCACGGGATCAGATGAACCATATCTGCGTGTGGTACCGCTGCAACCCAGCTGCCAAGTTGGTTCCAAGAACGCTGATCGTTGTTGGCACTGGAGACGTGGCGCCGGGCAGCGACGCCCGCTATCTCGGCACAGCCGGTTGCGGAGGGCAGCTAATTGTCCACGTCTTCGAGCAGACGAGAGCCTGACCCGAAAACGAAAAAGCCCGCCGCGGCGATTTAACGCCGGGCGGGCTGGATCGATAATTGGCAGGAGCTGTAGGAATCAAACCCACGCCAGCGGAGTTGGAGGCCGCTGTGCTTTCATTACACCAAACTCCCAAATTTTGGTACTTGTCATCTTGACTGTGAAATGCAAAATGTGACATGGGAAAGAAAATATACGACTGGCCAGTCATTGCCATCGACTATAATGCAGGCATGTCATGGGATGATCTCGGGGCCAAATATGGTTGCTCCCATGAAGGTATTCAGAAAGCTCTCGCTACAGGACGACTCATCCAGCGCTCACGCATCAAACCCAAGCGCAGGCCACGCAAGATTAAGACCAAAGAGCAGAACAGCGAATACTGCCGAAATCATTATCAAAAGAACAAGGCCCGCTATAAGTCAAAAGCTAGGGCCAATTCTCTTGTCCGAGCCGAAAAAAGCCGGGCCATAATTTTGGAAAGATTCGCGCACGGCTGTGTGGATTGCGGGGAGACGGATTTACTTGTTCTTGAATTTGATCACAGAGATCGAGTGGACAAAGAATACCAGATTTCCTTCCTCTGCAATCCGCGCGGCGCAAACGTGAAGAAACTCGAAACAGAACTCAAGAAATGTGACGTGAGATGCGCAAACTGTCACCGCCGTAAGACCGCCGTCGAATGCGGCTCGTGGCGTACAAAATTGGCACTGGGCACAGGTGTCGAACCTGTGATTCCGAGTCCACAGCCCGGCGGTTTACCGTTAGCCTAGCCCAGCATGGTCCCGAAGGGCGGTGTCGACCCGCCCTGACAGCCGTATGAAAGCCATTTCCTCGCCGGAGGCATCGGGATGTTGGCTGGGGCTCCGAGTGTCGATCTCGATCGCCGAGCTTCAAAGGCCCAGGCCGGCGCCGGCCGCGCCCCATCAAATGGTAGACCATGACGGTACTGACCCGTCGTCTCCGGGGTGAAGGCCCGGGATGCTATGCCTTTGCACCAATGGTCCATGGAGCGGGCACCGAGTAACGATCTCGGCTCCTCAGTTTGGAAGACTGGTGGACATCCATCTATCCCATACCCGCATGTTAATTTTTGGCGGAAGGTCGGAGACACGATCACCACACCGTTGCCAGTGCCACATCCTTAGCAGGGAGTGCCGGCGCCTCGCCGGTTGACCTTCCGTGAATTGGTCTCGCCGCGGCGATTCGAACGCCGACACATCCGTTTAGGAGACGAAGGCCCTTTCCAGTTGGGCGACGGCGAGATGGAGCCCAGAGCGTGATTCGAACACGCGATTTCAGTTCCACTACCGTTCGCGATTTAGAAGATCGCTCGGACTACCTGGGCATTGGAGATGCAGGCGAGATTCGAACTCGCGTATCCAGGCTTTGCAGGCCCGGCCGTAACCACTCCGGTCACTGCATCATATTGGCTGCGGAGGAGGGACTTGAACCCGCGTCATCCGATTCAGAGTCGGACTTACCGCCTTGGTCTCCGCAAAATGGTCAGGGTGGGTGGTCACGATCCACCGGCCTCTCGCTTCCGAAGCGAGCACTCTTCCTACTGAGCTACACCCTGTTGATTGGCGTCGGCGGCAGGAGTCGAACCCGCATCTTCCGTTTCCAGTTACCTTTGTCCTGATTCGTAGTCAGGGGGGCTACGCCGACAATCTATCTAGATAGTCTTTTTTCCACTTTCTGCAGGCCTCGTTCCAAGCGATTCGACAAGGCTCACATCGACATCGGTTATTGCGATAGCAGGATGCTGTGCCGTGCTTGGGAGCATGTATTTCCTTATGATGCTCGACGCACCGCAATTCACATTTCTCAAGCTCCTTCAAAAGAACCGCCCATGGCCAAGAGTGGAATGTCGATATCGTAAATTCTTTAGCCTGCGGGTCGATATGATGGGTTTGCAGGCCATCGATGGCACCGCAGACGACACAACTCCCACCAAGATGGGCGATCACCTTGGCCATCCTCTTCTTGTAACGCTCGCGAGAGTAGGCGGCCTGCCACTCTCTTCGCTCGTCATCATTCTTCCATTTCATTGGCAGACCTGCGGGGGATCGAACCCCGTTCCCCGGATTGAGAATCCAGCTATCCTACCAATAGACGACAGGTCCGTAAATGGCTTCGGAGGTGGGTTACGATCCCACATCGACACGTGTTAACAGCACGCCGTCCTTCCCATTTGACTACTCCGAACTTGGTGGAGAGCAGGGGTGTCGATCCCCTCCGGCCAATCTTGCAAGGATCGGCAGCGCCCCGGCGCGCTCCCCGTATTGGTGCCCTGCGCCTGATTCGAACAGGCCTACTCCGCCTTTCACGCGGCCGCAATCACCAGATTTGCTAACAGGGCGAATTGGCGCGGACACCGAGAGTCGAACTCGGGCCACCTCGTTGGCAACGAGGGAGACTGCCGTAATCCTTTGTCCGCATGGTGCCCCACCCAGGGAACGATCCTGGCCAGCCCGAAGGCGTCCGTTTTACAGACGGCGCTGCGTCCTTAGCAGCCTACTGAGGCAAAATGTACAGGCGAGCGGTCACACCGCAGTTCAAAGACCTTCTTTCGGTCTACCTGTTTGGTTGCGGGACACGGGAGTCGAACCCGCTATCCTCACGTTATGAGCGTGAGATGGTCAAGTGTCCGTTCCACTCGCCCGCAATTGGTGCGCCGCTTGAACTCGGTCGCATATCGTCGAGTACATCCGTCGATCGATAGGAACCCGCTCGCGCGACATGCGCGCTCACGAGGATATGGCGGGTGAGGGGTAGTACCGCCCTCCATGCCCGAAGGCACCTTTGGTTTTCGAGACCAAGCTAGGGACTTCCCTAGTTCTCTCACCCGATTGGTGATCCCCCGGTGATTCGAACACCGTATCTCAACTTTCGGAGAGTTGCGTCTTTTCCATCCGACTCGGGGACCGTTATTTTCCCTTACGCCTTACCTTGCCGCGCTCGAAGGCACCGTTCGGCCAGAAGCAATCCATCGTTACCTTAGCAATCAGGCCATCGTCGGTGAACACCGCCGGTCCCTTCAGCGTCATACCGTCCACCGCCTGCTCGAATGCAAGGTAGCTTCCACCGCGGTCCGGAGACGCTGGATTGACGAAAAACAGATCGAGGTCTGTTGGCTCGTCCAGCGGCACAGGCACTCCAGCGGTCATGCAGGCCGCGTACAGCGCCTCCCGGTAGCGCTGGATCACCGCGAGGTGCATGCGCCGGTGCGGGGCGTCATGGATCGACATCCGCAGCAAAGCTGGAAACCGGTCTGGGAAGTATTTGACGATGATCTTCATGGTGCACGTTCGGAGGATCGAACTCCGTCCTCTTGCTGTTATGAGCAGCCGGCCGTCCCATCTGGCTCAGCGTGCGAATTGGTCAGGGTACGCAGAGTCGAACTGCGGCTGCATGCTTCCAAAGCACACCGACTACCGTAATCTTTCACCCTGTCGCGAGAGGCCGGATGGCTCCGTTATCCTTGCGACCAAAGCCGTTTGGTCACTCAGTACGCCTCTCAGAATTGGCGACCGCTGCGGGGAATGATCCCGCCTCACGTCATGGACAGTGACGCTGCCTCACCTGATGCATAAGCGGCCATGGTGTGCACAGGGAGATTCGAACTCCCACTGAACGCGATCTCAACGCGATCCCTCTGCCGTTGGGGTACGTGCACATGATTGGTCAACCGCCACGGTAACGATCCGTGTTCCCGGGGTTAAGAGGCCCGTGCATCACCTTAATGCTTGCGGTCGATGATGGTGGATCACCCCGGTACTGCCCCGGGTTCGCATGGGTTAAAAGGCCAGCGTGCTACTTTCCTACTCGTGATCCGGTGATCACGAGCATTTCAGATTGCGCTCCTCGCACACCACGATCGTGCCGGTGTCCGCGAAGTGATGGACCCAGCGTCGCCGCAGGCGCACGGGCTGGAGACCGAACTGACAATGGACGCACATGGGCGACCTCCTGGTTGGTGCTCGGTGACGGCTCGCACCATCGCACGGTGTATACGTCGCGCGCCGTGCCTTGCGAAGACCGAGCATGATGGTAGTCCCTGCAGGTTTCGATCCTGCTTTCCGCGGGTATCGACCGCGTGCCTTAGCCACTAGACGAAGGGACCGTTGATGGTGCGCGCTGCAGGGGATGATCCTGCCGCCTCCGGCGTGTCATACCGGCGCTCTACCGCTGAGCTAAGCGCGCTTGAATTTACGCCGCTGCAGCGGCGGGTGAACTCTGGGCTGCAGGCCCGCTTCACCGTGCTGGTACTCCCTCCCGGGATCGAGCCGGGTCATGCCGCGGTGTAGGCGCGGTGCCTTCCCATCTGGCGCAGGGAGCGTGAATTGTGCCCGGGTCTCCGTAGAGCATAAATTCGGGTATTCGGCCCGAACCACCGCATCGTCTCTCCGCCGATGCCCCGGTTCCTTGTGTGTCGTGGTACCCCGAGCAGGACTCGAACCCGCAAGAACAAACTGCCTTTGAAGCAGCGGCGTCTACCAATTCCGCCATCGGGGCAAATGGTGCGTAAGGGGAGAATCGAACTCCCATGGCTGCTAACCGCTGGTGTCTGAAGCCAGTGCGTCTACCAAATTCCGCCACTCACGCATGGAGCCCGGCCGGGGTTTCGATCCCCGTCCTCGCGCTTACCAAGCGCGCGTGCTGGCCATTGATCACTAGCCGGGCATTTCGCCGTTGTAGGCGCAGCGCGGCGCCTCGTTGTTTCCGGAATGCGCGGGCGGCTGGGCATCTCATCCCAACGTTTCCAGCCGAAGCTGGCGTGAGTGCTTCACTACGCCCGTCTCTGCGAGACCATCTTCCGGCTCTTGTCGAACTTGGAGCCCCTGCGATGAATCGAACATCGCTCACTGCGCTACGAGGGCAGTGCATCGTCACAATGCTTCAGGGGCAATCTGGTCTTGGTGCTGGCTCGGTGAATCGAACACCGGTCATTCGCTGTACAAAGGCGACGGTCTGCCACTGGCCTAAGCCAGCACGAAGAACAGTTTTTCGACCCTGTGAAACCACGAACGGCAATCTGGCCGCCCATACACGCCCGGGTCTAGCTGTCGGGACGCGCGTACGCGGCGACGATCAGCGGTTGTCTTTTCGCTCCACAATGGCCTGAGCCACCATGAACATCTCTTCTTCGGTGCCCCACCCTTTGAGCATATTTACTGCCATCAAAACAAAACGACAGTTACTCTGCAGGTAGCCCGCCTTTGGATCGATGCGGTCAACACTCGCAGAAAGCATTGACCGCATCGCACCGGGCTTAAATTCAATTCCAGAAACCTCACACCGACCGGTCCATCTAGCTTTCGCCCAGTCATTCGTAAGGTCACACACCTTTCCTTTTTTCTTGGCCCTGCGTTGAACCTCTCGAACTATACTGCGCCACGGGTGAACCGCCCGAAGCCGCTGCTCACTAGCCTTCATCTTTGCCCTGCGATTTACTTTATCGCGGGACGCTTCACTCGCCTTCACCTTGTTAGGGTTTTGGCGACGATATTCTTTTTGGTAGTCCCGCAGCCGCGTTCGGTTGCGTGAATGCCATGTTCCGGAGGAGGTGGGTTCTTGGGCGTCCATTCTGCCTCCGGTCTTTCGACGGGGCTATGGAGAAAGGCCCCGTTTAGTCTTTGCGCCCCTTGGGGCTGTCGATGCCGGATTCGCATACGGCAAACGACCACGTCCGCTGATTGAGCGGCATGGCGGCTGGCGTATATGTGCGTAGATGTTGCACGGCGGAATCCTAGTTGGTCGAAGTGTAGCCGAGGCTTATAGGGCCACGGTAAGCACGATGTCAACACCATGCTGCGAATTTTGTTCCGGTCACTCCAGCCGGAGCACCGCCCACAGCAGATAAAACGAGCAACAGACGATGCAGCTCACCCATGGCCAATGCCCCAACATCGGCCTCGTGGTGACGCGCAGGATGCACAGAAAACCTGCGAGCCCCACAAAGACCCCCAACGAGAAGAACGTGGTCTCAATGTCGTCGAGCTGCAGGAAGCCGTCGTTGGAATATCTGGCGGTCCAAACCACCGCACGCGTCATCAATACGCCAGCGCATGCGATCCAGGTGCCGACCGCGAGCTGCATCGAGAGCGGCAGAGTGAGCCATCCGCTGACTTTGATGCGCCGCTGGGCGCCGACGACGAAGAGGTGATACGCGAGAAAGACAACGAGATATGCCGACACGATTGTCCAGAGGCCGTTTCCGATCTCCAGAACGTGACGCCAGTCCATGTTCACCGATCCGGACCTCGATGGATGCGCGACAGCTGATCGCGGTTGTAGAGATCGGCCATCAATGCGGCAAATGGGTCGCTCGCGCGATGATACTTTTGGAGGCTCTCGTTGAGCTGATCCGCACGCTCGCTGATGCGGCGAGCGATCTCCCGGGACTGCGCGATCTCCGACGGATCGGAGCGCCTAGGAATGAGCATTCCCATGATCCGTGCCCACAATGTCATTCGCCGAGCTTCCCGCCCGTGAAAATTTTCCCGAGTGTCGCGAGTGTCGCCTCGGTCTTGACCATCGCGGTGATCATGTCCCTGGCGACGGTCTTGTGCTCCTCGCGCTCCTTGAGCCGCTCGGAACGCTCCAGCCACCACAAGATGGCGAGAAACGGCGTAATAGCCGCTCCACCGGCCTTGAGCGCTTCGAACAATTCCGGGGGGAGCATCGCTCATTCCTACGTCTTCTTCAAGGCGGGGCAGACCTGATGGAACAGCTTCTCGTTCACCAGCAGCCGCTTCTTGACCGCCAGCGGCGCCTTGATCTGCTCGTCACCCTTGTTGACCACGACGCGCGTGTAGAGATCGCAGAAGCTGTCGATCTCGGCCGGAGTGCACTGCTCAGGGCTTACCGCCAGCAGGAGGATCAACGAGGCCGCCAAGTTCGCTATCGACTTGATCCTCAGACATGCCATCGACTTCATCCTTGATCTGGTCCCGGACCTTGCTCTTGGCCGCGATGTTGGCCGCCAGCTCGGCAAGAACCTGCCGGCGCCCCTCGTTGATCATCCCGTTGTCGTGCGCCCAGCTGACGATCGCGTTCACCAGCTTGAGCAGCGCGATAGCGAGGGTGAGCCAGTCGAACATCGGCTACTTCGCGGCGCTGACGGCCTTGGCGATCTCCGGCGTCGCCGCGATGACGTCAGGGTTCGCAGGCAGTGCCGCGGCGTTGGCCGGCGTGGTGACGACGGTGGTACCCGGCTGGCTGCCAACGGTGTCCATCAGGCTCGTGGTCTTGTTGAAGAACCCGAGGATGATCGTCACGACGCCGAAGCCGACGCTGGAAACGATCGTGTTCCAGGTCGCCTGATCGACACCGAAGCTGTTGAGCTTGGTGGCGAGCCACGTTGCGATGAGACCGAAAATCGGGGTGAGGATGTTTTTGATCTGCGTGCTGTTCACTTCAGGCTCCTGTTACATTGAGCATTTTCCAGCTGGCCGGGCCGCACACACCATCGTTGTTGAGACCATGCGTGAACTGGGCGGCCTTCAGCGCGATCTGGGTGTTGATTCCAAAGTCGCCGTCAACGTCATTACCAGTGAACCCGAGAGCAGTCTGTAGTTTTTTCACAACCTCCCCGCGATCTCCCCTGCGAACAGTCACCAGCTTCAACGGAGCCGGAGGCATGACAGGCGCCGTCGCTCCACCGAATACCATCTTCTGCGCCTGCTGCCATTCGGCATCCGTCATCGGGATCGGCTTGCCGGCCTCCCAACGCGATTGCGCCTTCAGCAACTTCCATCCTGCGTCACTGGCGAGCAGCGCGCGCGTCACGACGGTGTTGATGCTGATGCCGGTCGCCTTCTCCAGATAGGCCACATAACTTGCAGGACTGTTGTGGCCTGACCACTTGTCGATCGCAGCCTTCAACGTCATGCCGGTGTAGTTCGTGGCCCAAAGATCGAACTGCGCCGCGGCGCCATCCACAAACGTCGGGAATACAGCGATCTTGTTCCTCTGTGCATCATTGAGCGTGACATACGTGGTCGAGCCCCATTTCGTGGCGCGGGCTCCGGGCCACATCGCTCCTGGATTTTTATAGCGAATCGATGCGGGCTCCATCCATCTTCTCCCTCGTGCTAGCAGCCGCGTGGCTGCTGATTCCGTTCCCGCTAGGGCTGCTGCTGGTCTTGGCCGGCGGCTGCACCCACTGGGCCCTGAAGCGCCCGGACGCCCCGCGTCACTGGCTCACGAGCCGTCGTCGACCCCAGCACACCGATCCGGTTCGCCATCGCTTTGAGGCGGTTCATGATGGCCGTGCTCCCGGCGGCCATCTGGTAGCCGGCGCGGAGTTGGCGCGGATCATTCGAGGTGAGTAGTTCGGCGACACGGCGCGCGGTCCTAGCGTCGACCGAACCGATCAGATGCTTGGCACCGACCTTGATCTCGTCAGACAGAAGCCTGCCGGCGCCCGCCCGCGCGCCGGTACCATAGATGGCGCCCTGCCCAATCGACATCGGGTCCCAACCGCTGGCAAAACCGCCGATCGCGCCACCAGCGAGGCCAGCCTCGATCAACTGGCGTGCGGTGGTCGAGTTGCCCATTGCTTGGCGTGCGCCATCCATGATGCGCTCCATGTGCATGCGCGCCTCCAACTGCGCGGCGCCGCCGGGACCGAAGATCGCGGTCGCCATGCGCCGCTCATTCGGCGACGCCATGATGCCGCGGCCCTTGGTGATGTTGGTGGTATCGGCCATGCTGCCGATGACGCGGTTGGCGAAGTCGGAGGCGTAGCCCTCCTGGAACAGCGCACGTTCGTCAGGCTTCATCTTGCGCATGATCGCCTCGACGTCCTCGACCGGCATCTTCTTGCCAGCCAATTTCTGACCGGCCTCCAGCGCGTTACTCTCACCGAAGTACCGCTCAGCGACACCACGCGCGTTGGAATAGGTCGGGACCTGCTGATCGAGTTCCCCGCGGAGAATCTTCGACATCTGGCCAGCGACGTCGGCGCGCTCGTTGTCCCCGGAGCGCTTTCCCATGTTCGCGACAGCGTCCAATTCTCGCTTCACCTGATCCCAATACTGCAGGTTCGGGTAAGTCGGCGCGCCGTTGGCGCCCTTGTTGAAAACGATGCGGCCATCTTGGGTGACGTTGACCATCGGATTGAAGCCGCCGAGCCCCATCACCGCATCGCGGTCCTTGCCGCTGGAGATCGCGCGCTTCATGGCACCGACGAACGTGTCGCTGCTCATGAGACGCTCCATGGCCGGGGACATCAACGGCCGGTCGCCCTGCTGGTAGGCGGCCTGATAGGCCGGCGTGCGCGCCTTGTCGTATTCGGCCACAAGCTGATCGCCGCTCTTGCGTGCGTTCGCCTGACCACCTGGGAGCGCACTGCGAACTGTCTGCGCCACGCGAGGCCCCTGCTCCAGAAAACGCTGCTCCAGTACCTGCTCCAACATAGCGCGGCCTTCCGGAGAGGTGTTCGCAGCGGACCGCAGCAGCGCTTGGGTGCGCGTCGACCCGAGATCGGCCAGCGTCACCGGCTCACCATTGGCACGCGCCGCAGCCCACTGCTGCGGTGTCATACCCTGCGCACGGCCAGCAGAGATCAGTTCTTGGTCGGAGCGCAGTGCGCTAGCAAGCCTCCGTGACGCCTCTCCGCTCGGGTCCCACCAGCCACGTACGGTTTGGACCGCAGGGGACAGATAGCGTGACCCGATCGCGCCAGCCGCCTCCCCCAGCGCATGGCCGCCGGCGCCGCCGACGATGCCGCTCACAAGACCCGTCGCGGCATCGACCGCGCGGGAAGCTGTGTCCTTGCCTTCACCGGCGCCAGAGAGCATGCCGTACTGCCCACCAGCGACCGCCGAATCGAGCGCCCGCGCGCCGAACCGCGCGATGCCGCGCGCCGCCGGGGCCAAGGCCCGCGCAGCTCCAGCCTCCGGCAGCGCCGCCATCGCCGGGATAGCGCCAGCGAGTTCCGAACCGGCGTAGATATAGGGGTGATTCGCTTGGGCGCCTTCATCGGCCTTGCGTTCGACATCACGGGCTGCCTCGTAGGGGTCAGTGATGCTCTTGTCACCAGTGAGATAGCCATAACCAGTGCGCGCAGCACCAGCGATGGTGCGCGCTGGGACCGGACCGACAAATTCAGGGACATCGATGCCGAGCCCGGGCACCTTCGGCGCGTTGGCGCGCGCGGCGCTGATCTCGTCGCCGAAATTCATCGACACTCCAGCTCGTGCGCCGCGCATCGCTGCATCCATGCCGCCGGCATCTGGCACGGTTTCCTTTGCCGGACCGAAGACATCAGCGTCGCTCAGCACTTTCGGTCCAGTGCCGAAGACCTCGTCATCGCTCAGTACTTTGCCGCCTTCTGCCCGGCGCTTGATCGCACGCAGCGTGTTGCCGTTCTGCAACCAGTCCTTGAACTCCGCGATCGATAGATGCGCGACATGACCGATTCGCTGCCGTCCCTTCACGTCCGAGAACGCACGAACATAGGCGGCCTTCGCCTGCCCCACAGAGCCAAAGCCGATTAGGACTTTATGCTCATTGAATTCGCGGCCGCCGTGCAGATTATGCTGGTCGATCACGAAGACATGCGGGCTCTTGAGGTGCGGCCCGAGGAAGACGTCGACATGATCACCATCGGCGCCGGTCGTACGCTTGATGTAGCCGTAGTGATTCGGCAGCTGCGAGCGCCATTCCTTGCCGCCCGGAGACTTGCCAGAGCGCCAAGAACCCTTCGGGTTCTCGATTGTGATGTCGAGACCGTGCACGCGCACGTGGCCCTTCTGGTAGTTGCCGGCGATCTTCTGCCCGTTGGTCGGGCGCACATTGACGCGTCGCGCTTGCTCATTGATGCGGGCGATGTTCATGGCGCCACCCATCCGGTGCCGTTCCACTTCAGTTTACCCCGAGGGGTGTCGTAGATCATGCCAACTTGCCGCTGACCCACTGGGGGAGCGGTCGCGCCGGTGACTGGGGCTGCTCCGGCGCTCCCCGCCCCCTCAGAAACCGACTTCGGACCGTAGTGCTCGCGATAATACTGCTGCATGCGGGCCGGCGAGCCCTTCGCCATATTGATCTCGTTCAACATGGTGTCCAGCACGCGGTTGAACGTCACAGGATCGTAGGCGGTGTTGAGCAATTCGGCCGCATGGTGGCGTGACGAATCGGTGGTGACGTTCGCGCCGCGCGACATGACGGCCGAATAGGTATTGACAATCGCCTGCGCGCGCGCCGCCAGCTCGGCTTGATCCGGATTGAGGGTCTTGCGGCTATAGCCCTCCATGAGCTGGTTGAACGGCAGGAACGACGTCCGTGGCAGCCGCTCCACGACGCCGCGGACGAGACCGATCGCCCCTTCGGCTTCCATCGCGGCAGCGCCCATGCGGGCCTCCATCGTGCCCAGCGTGCGGGACCCGGCCTTGCGCCCCTCGAACTCGACGGTGCGCTGCGCCATGTCCTCGGGACTGATCTTCTCCTCATCCATGATTTTCTGGATGGCCCGATTGACCTTGATCTTCGCGGCCCCGGATTGGCCGAGCCCCTGAAGGATGGTCTTGTCCCCAGACTTCACATACCGCTGAGCGATGCCCTTGGCGTCGTCTTCGGTGAAGCCGCCGTCTTTGCCGGACCCCTTCAGCTCGACCTTGGCGTCGGATGCTACGGTCTGCCCGCTCGACATATCGATTAGGCGGCCCGTCGACTGATCCATGGCTACCGGCCGATAGATGCCATCGGCACCCATGTACTGCCCGGCCGGCACATATTTGGTTCGATCCAAATTCTTCTGTGCGGTACTTTCGGTGGCCACATTGTGCCGCTCGGCCTCGTTCTGCTTGCGGGTCGACAGGCCTTGGTCGAAGTTCAGCTTCTGCGCCTCGCGACGTAGCTTGTCTGCCTCCTGCACCGCCTTGCGATCGTTCTCCTCGGCCGCACCGTAGGCGCCGAAGCCGGCCAGCCCACCTTCACCTATCGCATTGCCCAAGAACGGCGACCGGGATGCCATCATGCTGAGGCCGGCCGTGAGGAGCCCGGTCTGTGCGTTGCGCGACAGCAACCCGAGCCCAAATCCTGGTTCGGAACCTCGCGGCTGCGTGATCGCCGGTGGCAGACCGGCACCACCGAGGCCGCCTTCCGGCTGGAAGGCCATTGCGCGGCCCTGCGGAGCCCGCCCAGAGGTCGGCGTCGCCGAGGCCGGGGTTTCATCGTCGTCATCGTCCGAGGCCACCACGGACGGCCCTGCGGCGCCGGGGCGGGGCTGTGGCGTCGGGACAAGACCGGCATTCGCCGCCTGCATCCCCGGGGTTCCCTC